CAGATTGGTTAGGGGCTGTGTATTTAAGAACAATAATTCCAGAGCCACCAGAGCCACCTACCGAGTTTGTGCTTGGGGCTGTGACACCGCCACCACCGCCACCTCCACCTGTATTAACACCACCACCCACACCATTTACAGTTCCTGATATGGAACCCGCACCGCCTCCGCCTGTTCCACCAGTACCAGCAGTCCCGCCCGCAAAAGTGCCACCACCACCACCACCAGCTCTAGTGACCGATGTTCCTGTAATTGATGATGCAGTCCCTGCCCCACCATTTCCACCAGCAGTAGATGTTCCATTTGCTCCCACTGCACTTGCTCCGCCGCCTCCACCACCACCATAGTTAGGTGCTGAGTCCGAACCAGAGCCGCCATCGTTTCCTTGTGATGGCGACGTATTGGGTGTGTTTCCTAATCCACCAGACCCGCCCCTAGCACCACCGCCACCTGAACCACCATTAAGACCTGTAATACTGCCGCCTCGCCCTCCTCCACCGCCACCTGCTGAAGATATTGTGCTAAATGTTGAAGTTGATCCAGAGGTTCCAACGGCATTGTCCCCACCAGCACCGCCACCGCCAACAGTAATTGTATAATCCGTTCCAGCAGTTACCGATAAACCGGTTCCTGTTCTGTATCCACCAGCGCCGCCACCAGCACCGACACCAGCACCACCGTCGATGCCGCCACCCCCACCGCCACCTCCAGCAACTACAAGATATTCAACTACAGTAACCCCTGTGGGGCTAGTCCAAGTACCAGATGCGGTAAAAATCTGTGTAACAACATAGCCTTTTCCAGGCCAAGTATTTGACTGTAGTGCGTAGTACATAGCGCTCAATGACCATATACCACTTGCGCCTAATAAAGACGGAGCATTCTGCTTACCTAAAATACTACCGTTGTCACGGATAGTCATTAGCTGATTTCCTCATAAGAGCAGACCACCTTCAGGTCACTTGCCGCACTAGCCGTAGCCCCGATGGACTTGTCTTCTTCTAAGTATATGTAGCTGTCTTTGTCGATGACTATTAGCGTAGCATCAGCAGGTACTGTCGCCGTGCTAACAATCTGTGTCGCCGTTCCACCAATATCATCTTGGGAATAAACGCTGACCGTTATGTCTGCGGCTGTTGACCCGTCTACATTAGATACGTACAGAGAGTTAATTTTAAATACTTTGCCAGAGCTGGCGGCATTACTTACAACAGCGGTGGCGTTCGTGGTACTTAAATCAACAACCGCTGTTTTGCCTGTAATGGTTGTCGGGCTTGCAATGTTTGGCGCTGCCATTTAAAACTCCTATCCAAAAATCATTGAGTACATGACTGCCTGCGCTTTGGTCGCACCAGCCGCTGTAGGGGCCGCACTTGTCCATGTCGTTCCGTTAGATGTAAGCACATTACCATTAGTGCCAGGAGCAACAAACTGGACTGCTGAACCGCCATTACCAAGAATTACGTTATTTGCAGTAAGTGTCGTAGCACCAGTACCACCATTTCCAACGGGTAGTGTTCCCGTAATTTGGGTTGCAAGATTTACTCCTGACAACGTACCACCAAGGGTTAGGTTCCCAGAGGTAGTTACGCTTCCCGTAAGTGTGATGCCGTTGACAGTGCCTGTTCCACCTACGCTTGTTACCGTACCGTTCCCTGTGCCTGCGCCTATAGCTGTGCGGAAGTCTGTGTCTGACAAAGAAGAAACGCTGTTGTCGGCGTTAAAGCGAGGGAAGGTAATAGCGCTTGGGTTGGTTATGGTGAATAGATTTGCACCTAGGGTAGTAGCTCCCAATCCAGTACGGGCCGCTGACTGAGAAGTACCACCCGTACCACCATTAGTAACTGCTAAAGCCCCTGTAACCGCATCAGAAGAAGCCAGGTTTACCGCACCAAACGCAAGAGATGTTCCTGACCGGCGCAAGACTTGGTTGTCTGTACCAGCAGCGATGCTTGCATTATCTGCCGTAGAGTTACCGGTGACCCCCAAAACAGAAAGGGCTGAACCTTGGGCTAGGTTAGCAAACCCAAGCCTGGCTGATATGGCTGGCGTAATAGTCGTTCCATCTACATACATCGACCGTTCAGCAGGGTAGGTTACGAAAATGTCTTTGGTGCCAGCGCCCCAGTTAACGGCATTGCCTGAATTAGAGGACTCTAAAATTGTGTCTCGGCTAAGTGTGGTACCTGAAGACGTATAGGTTCCAATCCCTACTTCCCAATCGGTGCCGTTTGTTACAGCGTAGTACGTGGTGTTTCCATCTCCGATCACCGAAAACGATTGGTATCCTGTTACCGCACCCGCAAGCGTATATGCGCCAGTGCTAGTGGTTGTCGTTGTTTCTTTAACTCTGTCTTTTAAAACAAGTGGCATGATCTATCCTCTATGCGGCAATTGGCAACCAATTTGCTGTCTGCTGATCATCAATTTCTACCCAATTAGGATTTTGTTGATCATCAATCTCACCCCAATTTGCAATCTGAGCATCATTAATGACTAACCAATTTGGGCTTTGCCTTTTTGGAGCAAAAGTAACTATTACTAAATTTGCTGTTCCTGGCGTTATTACAATACTTTGAACGACATTTGGGGCACTGGTAGTTGTTACTATTGCTCCAGTTCCAGGGAACGATACCGCACCAATGGCTATGTTTGGTGCGAATCCAGCAAACGTTGCTGCTCCCGTTAAAGTTTCAATTGCTCTATTTGTGACTGGATCCTGACCTTGCGCTGTTATGACACCAGTTCCGGGTATAACACTAAAATGAAGGCTTGGAGCAGCACCAACAATAGATACGGCACCAGTAGACGGAATTGATACTTGACCAGCAATAACAACGCTTGGAGCAGACCCTATTAAAACAGTCTGACCAGTTGGCGTTATATATACTTCTCTAAATGTCGGAGCATAGCCCTGGGTCGTAATGCTCCCAGTTGCAGGAACAATTGATATTCCCCCCTCTTCAGATGCAAAGGGGACTCCAGAAAACGGGGCTTGTGCAAACATCTTGCCCCCTTACTGTTTAGGTAAGAGTGAAGACGCCAGTAGCTGCCGGGAGAACCGTAAGAGTATTGGGCGAAGTGACTGTAAATTGTGAGCTTGATAGCTGGCAGAAACAAACCAACTTACGAGCAGAAGCCACACCCGCCGATGTTCCATACGTAATCACAGCGTACCGAATGTTTGTTAACGACGCACCGGAAGCAGTAAATGTCAAACCCGCTGTTGAGTAGGTGAACTTCATTTGCTTAGCCGATGCGCCCGTTGTCCACTGGCCGGTAGCCGGAACAAGAGCTTTACCACCACTCACGTATCCGCCGGTCGCAGAGATCTGGGCCGTCAGAGAAGCAAACGTGCTGAGGGTAAAGGTCGAAGCATTACTGGAAGTACGGAACAGCGCCATCTTGAAGTTACCAGCACCGAGTTCAATCGTCCCGTTGCCGATGTAGCGTTTGGCAGTGTTATACAGTTGCCATGCGGTTGCAGCCATTTTAAATCTCCTCTAAGTCTGCGCGAGAAGCGCCAGTTTCCAAAATTTGACGAAGTAATCCGCCGTAGATTTCCAACTCCATCACATCACCCATACAGGCAATTAAGTCAATAAACTCTTTGGCCTGCGAAACCATCCACGGATTACAGTGAAAAACTTTGCCGCCGACACGCACAGGAATGACCATCTGATCATCATTTTCTTGCTGCTCGTAAGCATGGTGCGATCCATCTTCCAAACAAGAATCACACCCAAAGATGTGAAAACGCTTGAATCCCAACATTCTAAACAAAGGCAAAGCCCGTAACAAGACGGTAGAACCGCCAGGAACGGGATACCAATTGGCGTATTCGGTCGCCAGAATGTCACTAATCTCTTCCGCGCTGGTGTGCCAGATATACGTCCTGTCCTTGGGCAGCTTGTCAAAGACCGTCGGGTCACACTGCGATGCAATAAAGTATTTGCAGTCCGGGATGATGTTTTCTACAAACCGTGCATTGAACGGCCTGGCGTCTACCATGACCATCGCAGAAGGCATCACCCCCGCGTCGATACAGTATTGGTAGGCGTTGTTCAAAGTAATGAGCTTCACGCCCTGGCGGCGCAGGCTCTTAATCTCTTGGATGTACTCACGCAGGGACGGTCCGCCCCCAACAATCATCGCCTCCACCTCGTTAGTCGGATGGGGAGCAATCTGCTGGAAGCCCTTGCTGATGTTAGTTGCAACGTTCTTCTTTAAGAGATCCAGGTCTATGTTTAACGACCCACACATCTCAAAGTCTTCCGCTGGCATCCAGGTCTCATGCTCAGTCGGCGGAATCTGAGATACCACTACAGTCGGTGGCTCGGAGAAAAACGAAGCGAACATTATTGAGACCTTATCAGGGCGGTTGTAGCCGTGTTGGCAGGCATCGTGACCGTGAATGTTCCGTTAGTCACAATCTTGTCGTTGCCAAAGTTTAGGACTGCTATGGACCTATTTGCCTTGCTAGAGTTGTATATCAAAGCGCCTCGGCAGGTAAATGACGCCCCGGTCCACTGAGGATTGTCAAAGCTCACATACGCGGTTGTTCCAGACGATTCCACTGTAACATTTGTTACAGTAACTCCACCGGCTGTGTAGCCTGTTCCAGTGACTTCTTGGTCCGTGGTGTAGACCGTCGTGGATGCCCCTAAATCGGCGTTTGCGGTGTAGAGGGCGATCTTGATGGTGTCGGTCAAAAGATTGTGGATACCCTCGTAGAGTTCCTCTTTGAACGACGTTGTCTGTGTTTGAGTGATCATCTAATCGGCACTCTAATCTGGCCATTACGGTAGGCGTCTGACCGGTTCTTACCTTCGCTGAGCTGTTTCAGAACGCTCATAGCCTCGTTGTACCGGGCCGTGTAATTGGCAATCGTATCTGGCTCGCTCTTCATGAACGCCGCGGCCTCCAGCAGAGCACCGTACAGCAGCACCGAATCAAAGTTATCCCCAAGCCAGGACGTACCAGCCGTCACAATCGACTCGGGGTAATAGAAGTAGTGCAGCTCCATCGTGTAGTTAGCGTCCGGCGTCGGTCCCAGGATGAACGTGTTCTCATCCCATAGGCCGTAGTACAGCGGCTTGCCTGATGTCGTCGGATACGGATACGCCTGGCGGATGAAGTTCACATCCTTGTCCAGCAGGTACTCGTACTCGCCTGTCACGGGATCAATGACCGCCAAGGAGAAGGTAGACAGCCAATCTACGGGGGCGGACAGATACTGATTCCCACCGGTTGTTATACCAGTAGAGTTCTTCCGCAGGGCAAGAATCTGAATTGAATTGTAGATCCGCTGTTCTGCTTCTTGTACAAACGTAGCTATCTGGCTGGCAGAGGTAAACGATCCCACTGTTTCTGGGAACTCATTCTCCGCGTAGCCCTTAATTGCAGCGGTCAATTCTGTGTAATTCACGCCATCGGCCCTCTAGCCATTACGCCCTTGGTTGCTGCCCCGGTTCCACGGATTTTGATCCCGTCGGTCTTGACATAGTCACGGCCAGGATCGCCAAAGCTCACACGGCCAGCCGGAGTGTTACAAGTAAAGTCCTTGGCAGACAGAGTATTGGGATCGGGAGGACGGCTGACAGACAACTTTGCTGCCTTCTCATCGACCACAGAACCCTTCATGGTATGGGGCGTGGCATACAGCTCACCGCTGCCCACCTCTTTGCCCATCACTTTTTTGCTGAACTTAGCCATTATCGCCCCCTTACGGATTGACGCTGGTTCATTACCTTTGCCATGCCACGGCCATACTTCTTCATGTCGAGAGAAGTCGGGCCACCGGCCTTCATCTTTTTAGCCTTGTGCATAGAAGCCTCATGACCCTTGACGGCCTTCATGGCTTCCTTCTTGGCTACGCTACGCATCTGTTTAGTCATTTTGGACTCCTAAGATATTGAGATTGTTACCGATCCTACTGCTGTTTTAGCCACTAAATCGTTCGGCGTCAACTCCGCATCAAAGTAGGATGAACCACCGACTGGATACCATCCCCACTGAAATACCCGACTCCCCTCTAAAGGGAAACCAAAGCCCAGCGGGGAGGTGCTATTGGTCGTCAGTTCTTGCAATCCACTCGTACCAGACTGTTGATAACTCACATCCGGGCGCGGCTCACGGACGGCTTGTGGATCGTTAACCGGAAACATACCAAGCTGGAGCTGCGGCTGATCAGGGTCGTAGCACGCTCGACACACCTTAATTTTAAAAGGTCTGGTTTTAACGGTTTGTATCCGCAATTCCTTGAGCATAAAGCGTTGATCACACCGATCACACTCCGCAATCGCAAACTTACCAGAGGCGAACTGATTAGGCATAACTTATCCGTAGTAGAACATGTTGCGCGGGACAATCCGCAGCGGAGCTGTCTCACGGTCCTCTTGGGAGGCCAGGGTCCACTGCTCTTCATAGTCCATCTTGAGCATCTGAATCCTGGTGGGGTCTACCCCTGGTAGCTTCATGCCGAGGTAATACGCCAGGCCAGCCACCATACACGGGATAAGCCTGAACGGAATGTCCTGTACCGTTGTTCCATTCCCGGCGTCTTGCATCCGGCGCAGTCTCCAGTAGACAAATGTGTACTGGTCTCCAGGAGGATTAGGCGTCGGCCAAAGGTTTACACACGGGAGGTTCTGCACCGTGATCGGGGGTGTGCCAATGACCGCATGGCTTGTTGCCGTAGTACCGTTCTGTCCACGGGCGCAGTTGATAAGCGAGTTACCCGAGATATTGGGATAACTGATTGTCTCGTTGTTGATCTTGATAAAGCCTGCCGCAGCCAAGCCTGTAGTCGTGCTCAGCTCAATCGTCGTATCCGTGGCGTTGATATCTTGGGCCAGGGTAATGGCCGTAATGTTCTCGTTCCCAGACTGCCGGTTGAACCAATACTGAATCGGGCGTCCCTGGGTGAGCTTGTTTGGAATTGAAGAATAGGTTGGCTCAGCAATGTTGCTGATGTTGATGTCGATCTGGTTCAGCGTACCGGGGTTCTGCCGGATGACCGTATCAAGGATCTGGATGGTATCCGAGGGAATGGGATAGATGGCCTGGCCTGTAACCAGCGGGAACGATCCCTGCTCCATCGTCCACAAATTCACGCCACGATTTGACCACTCTATCGTCAACAGATTTAATGACCGCCTGGCCGTCCGCAGATCGTAACCAGAACGCAGCTCACCACCGACGCGCTCAAACGCCTCTTCAATAAGATTGGAGAGGTCTAGGTTAAACGCTACGGTACCGGAGGTAGGCATTTTACTTTCCTAGTTTCTTCAATGTCTGAGCCAGGCGAGCACGCTGGCCCATCTTGCCAGGCTTCTTGGCAGCGGCAGCAAGTTTACCGGCAGGGATCTTCTCACCCTTCTTGACGCCAAGAGAGGCGCGTAACGCACCAGGCTTCTTGATTGCGTCTTTGATAAAACCACCAGACTTTGCAATAACAGTTTTGCCTTTACCCTTCTTGATCTGATCAATCGGGTCTTTGCTCATCTGGTCTTCTTTAGCCGGGTTAGGTGTAACCGTTTTCATCTGAACCTCGCTGTTTTTGCTGCAATTCGTTTTGGCTGTTTAACAAACTGTTTTCCAGCAGCTTTACCAGCTCTTTTCGCTCTAGTCGTCGCTGCATACTCTGAACTAGAAAGTGCGTTGATCGCCTTCTCTGGGAGGTAGCGCTCGCCGGTAACGGACGACGGTTTACCACTTCGTGTTGTCCATTTCTGCTGGCCCCATTCTTTTAAGCTCTGTTGTGGCTTCTTTAGCGGCATCGCGTTCAGTCCTTTTTCTCATCCGGTATACCTCTGCTGCTTTCAAAACCCAGGAAAACACATTCCCGTCTCGCTTCGGGTCGTATACCGGTGCCCGGATCACTTATATCCACCCCCCTTAGCTTTGTACTGCTTAGCCAAGAGCTGTGCTTTGCGGGCTGACCACTGACCCGCAGCAGTCCCCTGAGTCGCGGAACCTTTAATCTTTTCAAAAAGGCTCTTACGCATCCCAGGCTTCGTATAAGTACCTGCCTCATTGACGCGAGACTTGACTTTGCCACCCTCTTTATACTGAGTGAAAGTGTCTCCATCTTTCCGCCTCCCGGTTTTGGCAGTTGGCATTTTGGACGCCCGGACAGCGCCCATCCCACGGCTAGGCATCAATTTACACCTCCACATCTCACATTGTTGACTATTCTACTAACATGAGATTGCCGAACACCATATCTTTTTGCTAGCTGTGATTGACTAAACATCGAAGCAAAATATAGCCCTCTAATTTCTTTTACCTGAGAATTGCAAAGTTTTGCCATACCATTTGTTTGTCCATGCAACTTTGGTGCTTTGCTGCGACCTTTTTGAACTCTATCTTTTATGTTGTCCAAATTTGTTCCAACAAATAAATGACTTGGGTTGCAACATTTTGGATTGTCGCATGAGTGCAAAACATGCAAAGGTGTAGACAAAGAATCTATAAGCCCAGATAAAAAAGCTGCAACTCTGTGAGCATATGTACTTTTGGAGCCCGCATTAAACCAACCGTATCCTTTCCGGCTCAATGCGTTTTTCCACTCCCAACATCCGTCATTGGAAGTGTTTACTTTGCTCCAAAACCTATCTTGCATTTAGCACTTCCCGCCGCCGCGCTTCATAGCCATACCGCCTTTGGCCATCTTGCCCTTGCCATCAGCAGCAAACGCCGGGACTTTCTTCCCGCCCTTCACAACCATCGGCATACCACCAGCGGCCATCTTGACCATCTTGCCTTTGGTAGCGCCTTTTTTGATAACGCCATCAGGTTTGCTAGAGGTTTTGACAGCGCCCATTTTGGTAGCGCCCATACCAGTCATCTTTTTCATACCATTTTCCCTTTCGTCTTACCACGGACTGCACACCCATCAGCACGTTTAGATGCTGATGACACTTTTCCGCCTTTTTTCATTCCTGCCTGTTGCCGCTTTTTTTCTTCGTCACGATCTTCAATGTCTTCGGCCATTACATTTCCAACGACACCAAAACCACGAAGTAAATCTGGGTTCTTTGCAAGAATTGCGGGGCCAATCCCGAGCGCACCACTTTTGAGAGCGTCCCTCATGGTTACACCATCTTCCCGCGAGTTTTGCCACGCTGAGCGCAACCATCGGCAGAACGCACATAACCGCCCTTGGCCTTTTTAATCGGCTTACTGTATTCCTCTTCCTGGGTGTAGCCCATACGATCAGCTAATTCACTAGCCTTCGTCGTAGCGTATTTGACACCCTTTTTGATGCCTAAGAAGTCATCTTCAATCTTTGCTTCTTTGATCTTCTTGGTGCGGGTAGAGTCTTTGCGTTCCTGTTCCATTTAGATAATCCTTCCACGGGTTTTGCCGCGCTGAGCAATACCGTCTGCGCGTTTAGATGCGACCATGCCACCTTTCTTCATACCACCAGCCTGCTCGCGCATCCTGGTTCTAAATGCTTCAGCCTTGCGAGCAAGACGCTCAGAACCTGTCTGAGTATCTTCTTTCTTGCGGGCCTGTTCTTTCATGTATGCAGCACGTTCTTTCTGCATATCTGCTGCGCGTTTAGCGGCTGCTGTAGCGTCCTTGCCTTGCTCGTATGCTCTACGCTCATCACGGATATTGGAGGCCGTCAGAGCGGATTCCATGCGGTCTATGTCCTGTCCGCTTGGACCCATGGATTTTGGTGCTGCCGGAGCTGCTGCAGAACCACGACGGGTCAGACCACGCTGAGCATTGAGATAGTCACGCAGGTTATCAAACCCGGCAGACTTCATCTGCTCTTTGGTGACAATCGGAGCTTTGGCTGTATTAGCAGGAGTCTTAGTGCGCTCTACAAACTGGCGAATGCTTTCGGTAGCACCTGGCTCATCACTCATTTGGCTACGGCTATAGTCCATCGCTTCACGCTTGGACGCAGCCATAAGATTCTTAGCGTCATCGGACTCTAAGTATCCGCCGTTCTCATACCGTTTGACTTTGCGTTTCATAATTTCCTCTGCGCCATCGCGTCAAGTTTGGCTTCTAGTCTGCGGAAGCCGTCGTCAAAATGTTCACGGATCTTATCCAGATCCTGCCGCACTTCTGCACGGGTAATGTGCTCCCGAGCTACTTCTTCCCGCGTCCTATTAAGCAGGATGCTCAGACGATTGAGTTCGTCGAACTTACTTTTAAGCAGCATACCCATAATTGCCACTATCGCACTCAAAGCGATATTCCAAAGCATCATTTCCATTTAGCACTTCCACCTTTTTCTCGCTTGCCGAATACGGCTGTTGGGATCTTTGGCGGCTTCTGGAAACTGCTTCATCTGTCCAGCCGACCGTGCACAAAATGATTTGCGGCGCTTTGCCCGTTCTCCAGTAGGCTTATCCTCTGTTACGGCAGTCTTGAGCTTTGACCCTGGATTGGCACGGCGATACGCTGCCACGCCTTTATCTGTCATACCAGCGCCCTGCTTAGTCGGACGAAAGTTGCCCGACTTCACAGAGGTCTTGATGCCCATGCCCTTAGCCATGATTATGCCCAAACTCTTTGTGGAGTGTTAGGTGCTTCTATCACCGGCAACAAAGCCAGCACATCTTCAGGCAACTCCTCACACCGCAGGTTTGCATGGTATCCAGGCACAGGCTTCATCTCAAGATACTCACCTTCCTCACCTTTGATGATCTTGCCTGTAGGGGTATAGATAGTGCCTATGACATCCAAGGCATACCCAGGTAGGGGTAGGCTATCCAAGGTGATCTCAGCGGCTTCTAGTGCCGCAAACAAGGCTTCCTCTGATGCTGCTTTTAAGTAGTAGTCAGTCATGTTGTCACCGAGTTAATGCTTGGAGTTGATCGTTGCTAAGACGAACGGGGTAGTAGGCTATGCGGCGGATGTGACCGTTGAGTTGGTATGGCGTTGTTCCTCCAGCATCTGCTGTTCCAATCATAAATTCATTTTGCGTGTCTAAACCAAAAACGGTATTTGTGGAGCTAACCAAACCAGAGTTTACGCTTAACGTAAAATTTGCATCAATAACAGCGGCTGTTTTTAATAACTGATCGGCTACTACAACCCCGAAATTAGAAGGTAATGATGGAGCGGTTGCGCCAGAACGTCCGACTAAAGTTGGGCTAATTGTGTTGTTGCGTGTGCTTCTTACACCATAACCATCTAAACCTGCTGTAGCAGTATTTCTTATACCCCACACATAAGATGCCTGTGTGCTAGTAGAAGTCGCATCAATAGAATACTCAGCATAAAACGTACTTACGCTTTGATTAAACCAACTACTAAAGTTAGTACCAGTCATCGTCGCAACATCAGCATTGCGGGTGACTGTGGCAGCGACTGTGGGTATGTAAGAGGTGGGGAAGGCTCCGGCTTCTAGTTGTGCGCCCCAGAGGTAGATGCCTGAGGTGCCGTCGCCGGTGTAAAGATCGCCATTAATAGTTCCATCTGTTGCTAAGTTAATTTGAGCGTCAAATCCTGTGCCTGCTGCTGTGCTTGGGATACCTGTTATAAAACACCTAAACCAACCATTTCCAACAGAAACTGCAGCAGCGTTAGAAAACGATCCAGTACCACCAAAACCACTTGCAGATGTGGCTCCCGTATTTAAATTAAAAGATACTCGAATATTGTTTCCAGAAAACCCGTTTAAAAATACCCTGCAAAAACTTCTTTCCGCTGCTTTTGCAAAAAAAGAAAAAGTATATGTTGCGTTTTTAGTGGCAGTTGATGTTTGAATTACCAGATGACTGTTAGTTGCGCTTGTGTCTTCAACCAACTTATCGCCAGTCAAAGTCCCATCAGGCGCAACAATTGTATTTGCCGTGATACTACTGCGAGTTTTCGTCCAAGCCGCATTGTCAAACTCAGACGAGTAAGTCAGCAAATTCGTCCTCTGCTCCTCTATCAGCAAGCCTAGGGACTGTAGTGTGGTGGGGTTGTGATCGAATCTGGCTACACCGCTACTAGCAGTCTGCATCACACCGTTGGCATCAAAGTAAGTAGCATTGGATGCACGAGTGAAGGTGATGCGAGTATCTAAAGAATTGGTACCAGCAAAGTTTAGGTCTAGCGTTGGAAATGGTATGGACAACCCATTGGGAAGCGATACACCGAGGCCAGAGACCCCGGTATATAAGAAGCTGGATACCCCGCCGGTACCGACGCCCATTTTATTGCCCCGGCATTCCGGCTTGGATAATTGTTACTGTTACCGTTCCAGACCCAGAGTTCACATTGACTCTAATGCCACGAACCGGAAACGCATAGTTGCCGTCTTGGTTTGTCGTTTGACTGACCAACACTTCATGGTTAAACCATGTCGCCGTTGACGCATTAAAGTTTTCTGCAAAAACATCATCAAACGTATGCTGGATTGTGTAGTTCACCGTTCCAGATACCACTGCCCCAATGGATACATTAAACACCGCCATGTAGTGATCCATCGGTGCAACAGCAGAGGCTCCTGAACCCGTTTTAGAAATTACAATAGGACGCATATCTACCCCTGTTCTTCAAGTTTACTTTTTGCGCCTGTATCCGGTTCATCAAGTTCAAGACGGGCCAGCATAGCTTTCATCGTATCTATGGCGGCTTGGGAAGCAACGGCCACGTCATGTGCGTGAGCGCGTTGCTGTTCCATTTGCTTGATCTCTTCTAGCAGAAACTCTTTAGTTATCTGCATTAGGCAATCGTACTTACCATGATGTAGTACGTAGTGCCGTTATCACTGATCACAGGGATCGTGTGGGTAGCAGCCGGAGTTCCAGCGGCAGCACGGAAGACCGTACCAGCAGAAGGAGCAGGAACGCGCAACAGAGCGCTAACAGTTCCAGTTCCGCTATTCGTACAACGCAGGTAAGTAGCACCAGACCAAGAGCCGCCCGAAGCAAAATCAGAGTCCAGTTGGATTGCAGAAATCGTACCGCCAGGAGCAGTAGAAGATCCACCGAGAGTTACGCGCAGAGCATTACCGGCACCAGAGATCGTTCCAGATCCATTAATGGACAGGGAGATATGAGCACCGTTGACTGTGCCGCCAGTAGCAGCGCCAGCACCAGTTACGCGGGTAAGAAAACGAGCTGTCTCACCAGAACCGGTAGAGGTAAAGGTCAGACGGGAATAGTTCAGTCGTACATCACCGGTCGTATTTGATGCGGTAACGTAAGAAGAAGAAACGTTGGAAGTAGAGGTAACCGCAATTTCATCAGTAGCGGTGCCGGAGATAAACCCGTTATCCGAGGCGACTGGGCCAGAAAATCGTGTTTGAGCCATTATAAAACTCCTTTAAGGTGTTGATACTTTAACGCAAGACGCCTTACAGAGCTAGTATCGGAACCCAATCGTCTAGCACGTTCTGCGTAAGACATATGATCATTCTCAAGCACAAACTTCAGTTTATCAATAAATTTTGGGTCCGAGTGAAAACGTGCCATTTGCGCCTTTGAAAGTGTTTGCCTGTACTCTGAGCTTTTGTAATCAAACGTCGTAGCTCTTCTTCCAAGTCGAATGCGTTTTTTTACCTCTTCACTATGCGTCTTGCCTCTCATTGGAGCTTTTGCAAAGTCCGCTATGTTGTAAACGGTTGGCTCATCAAACCACGCATCTCCACATAAAAACGCATTTTCTAAATGGTCAAGTTCATCTAAGTTGTTGCACTCCACTTCTATAGCACCATAAAAATTTTCCGCGCTGTACTTGTTGTACGCATTCTGTAGATGGGGGTTTGTGTGCTTGTTCCATCTCAGCAACCGGAAATGTTCTTTGATTCTTTTTTTAACTCTTTGCGATTGCCCTACATAGCACTGGCCTGTGACCTTGTTAACCAACTTGTAAATTCCGCACACATCAATTTTGTATGGCATGAAGAACTCCGTTTTGTGTAGTTTATGCCATAACAGAGAAATTAAAAAGGGGCCGAAGCCCCTTTCTAAACCCTTGAACTACAAGGATTATCCCTGCGAACCGTACATGCCCAAGGGATCCGAGAATCCAAAGGAATAACGCTCACGACTCTTGTAACGAACGTTACCAGTGTCGAAGTCACCGTCCATCGAGTTCTGCAACGGTACGCGCACAAAGTGCTTCATACCATTAGGAACGTCAGTGGTCAGGAACCAGGCGTTGGTGTCCGTCAAGAAGTTGTTAACGGTATACCCTTCAGGGATAGAACCGTTATTCTTGATGGCGTTGATGTCGTTGTCCGCCGTACCAACACGCAGCTCAGTCTCAAGGAGACGGGTAGCCACGAACTGGAGGGCAGGAGGAACGACGAGCTTCTTGGGCTTGGCTGCAATCAGCAGTCCGCGCTCATCCGTCCATGCAGCGATCTGGATCACTGCGTTCTCAAGAGAGGTCTCGTTGAGATCGGTAGGAGTCGTGGGGATGTTGCTGTTTGTGCCACCAGAAACCAAGGGGTGTGCGTTCGAGAACAAAGGTTGACCGTCGCCACCAGCAAAGGCAGAGTCAAATCCATTGTTCAGAACCGCAGCGGCCTTAATCTGCTTGGTGTAAGCCATAGCACGGGCCAGGGCTTTGGTGTAACGAGCAGACAGGCTGTCGTACAGGTTGTCCTCGATGGCCTCTTCGGTCAGCGAGAAACCCAAAGCAATGGTTTCGTGGTTATAGCGAGCAGACCATGCTTCCTGGGCGTTGTCATAAGCGATGGCAGAACCTTCGTTCTTAACCGGCGCTGCTGAGAAGCCAGAGAGCTTGGTTTCCTCTTCAAACGAACGCTCGGAAGTCTCAGTTTCGTAGATTTCCTTGTGCTGTTCGCCGTAACGAGCATACTCCAGACCAAACAAAGCGTTCAGGCCAGGGAGAAGCTCTTTCAGTAGTTGTGCGCGTGAAATAGCCATTTATATTCTCCTTAAGCCGTGTACGCAGTGCCGGTCAGCGCCGTGTATTGCGGGTCGTTAATCTTCACAATGACTTCAGGGTAAATAACAACACCACTGGAGACAAAGGAAGTATCAGGAACGACAGCAATAACGCGGAACGGAAGCGTGGTAACAGCACCAGCGCCGTTGGCCGGAAGAACAACAGAAGACCCGGAATCGCCTGTAGCAGTCGAACCGGTACCATAAACAGTAGCTACGTTAGCGCCAACGATAGTCTGGTTTGCACCAGTCACCACAGCCGTATCACCAGAAGTCGTGATAGCCACTTTGTACGCAGCCGACGGATCAACCACTACGTAGGCGATGGCGTTAGTAACTGCCGTGCCGGGATAGTATTGAGCCTGAACGGTCTGCCCAGACGAGTTGGTGTACTGGCATCCCATGAACACACCAACAATGGTGCCGCTCGTAGTTGCGCCAGAAAGCTCGATAGAACCACCCGCAACGACTTTAACCGTGTCACCGAAATAGATGGCCGTGTTGTAGGTGCCAGCAATACGAATCTGCTGCGTAGCACCAGCATACGGTAGACCATCAATACGGTTAACAGGCTTAAAGCCGTAGGGCTTACTAATAGTAGGATAAGCCATTGTTAACTCCTAAAGATTAAGTTCCTTTACCAAAGCTACTCGTAGACTTCCGCTCTTTAAAGAGGGGCATCCTTGGGTCGCTTTGCCGCATTAAATTATTGTCCACGGCTTCCGTCTGAGATGCGGTCTGGTTACGGTACCAATCCGAACGCTGATCTACAAACTCTTCTGGTGCCTTGCACAACAATAGTCCACCGATCTCAATGTTGTCTTTGAAACGACTTGAAGGATCGATGAGCAGTTTAAATTTAGGTTGCTCTTCAACGGATACCGGCTCCCATCCCTCTCTCATTTTGGTAGAAAGGTTACGTGGGTCAGCCTGGTTCAACATTGAGACGCGAATCCAGCGATACGCATACCCAACCTGTTTGTCTGGTTCGGGGAGAAGCTCAGGGGGCATCCACTGCTTGGGACGCTCTGTGACTGCTCGGGTTGCTACTTCGCGTGTTGCTCGATTTTGCTCAGCCATTTTGGGCCTCCAATTTTTTAAGTTCTAAGGCGTACTGCTCTGGTGTTAATCCCAACTTCTTAGCCAATTGAACCTGGCTCGCTCTCAACCGTATCTTGTTAGATGCGGTGCTGCGTACTGCTGGGGCTACTACCGTGCTCGATCTTGTACGAGACTCAGCTTTTGCCTTTGGAACCTCGGCTTCCTCAAAATTCTCAGGAAACCGTTTGCGAATTGTTCTGTCCAAAATCGCGTAATACTCATCAGACCCTATTTGCACCTCGCCGCTCTTCTTGAGTTTTTCGTGTAAACCCAAGGCCGCAGCGGTCATCTCGTCGTCTTGGCCATACCAGGGATTTCGGTCCTGCCATGACTGTAACTTCGGATTTGCCCGAGGTTGCGGGGTCTCGTATGTATTTTGTACCTGAAAATTTTCTTCTTGTAAAGCAGGCATTTGGAAGTTCTGTGCCTGCATAGACCGGATTTGGGCAGTTTGAAGCTCTTTCTGGGCCTCTAACACCTTGTCAGAATCCCCAGAATCATAGGCTTCTTTGTACTGCACTTCAGCCATTTTGAGCTTTAACGCGGCAGCTTCTTGTAAAGTAGTGGCATATTCTTTCCCACCAGTATCAAGAATCTGTTTAATCCGCTTGTTCTCATTCATGAGCTGCTGCGCCAGGCGTACAGCCTCTTGCTGCTCTCGATATGCGGCCTCTTTCTCGCGGCGCTCGTCGTGCCAAACCTTCCGCATTTGCTTGAGTTTTTGTTTGACCTCGTCGTCATAAGCCTCTAGGTCATCTTTCTCAAGCTCCTCTTTGAGAGGGGCGGGCAATGGCTGACGGCCACGATCCTCTTCAGGCGTGTCGTCTTCTATTTCGACTTCGACCTTATCGTTTTTGTCGTTTCCAATAGTGACGCTCAGTTCATTAGTCTGTTCGTCGGGGAATTTAAATTCATCTTTTTCAAATTCAGGCATCTTGTCCTCCTGTTACTTACGTTTGATTCCGCGAGGGTCCATCACCGTTGCCTCTACTGAGTCATCGTTAATGAGTCGAAACTCGCGTCCGTGGATTAATAGCCGTGTACCGGCGTTTGGCCTTACCAATACAAAATCACCTTTCTTGCACCACGGTCCCGTGGGGAATCGAGAAGTGTCTTTGTAACAGTCTGGGCCTAGATCAATGACAAACAACACCGTCGTTAAGATCTCTTCATAGTGAATGGTTGTATCTGCTTTAACCAATCCACTGTCGTACTCTTTCTCTACTTCTGGTATTGCACACAGAATCCTATAGCCAGAGGGCTTTGGAAGCTGCCTTGCTTTCTCTTCGTTGGTTGCTTCTAGGTTAATTGCGCCTACGACCTGCGGTTTATCGGGATTTGTGCCGATTAGCAGACTACTCATCAGTGTTCTCCATCTTTTGTTTAAGGTCTAATGCGTACCCCCTTGCAGTGAGCAGACCCCGGATCTCACCGCAAATTCTTTTGTATTCCTCAAGACTTTCGCACTTCCCTTCTGCCAAGAAGTCTTTCAGTTGAGAAACTTTGTCGTCTGTTTGTTCGACGATTACTTCTAGTTCAGTCATTTGTTAGCCTTTGGTTGTTGGGGGCGTTGCTGCTGTACTTCTTTTTGATGTGCCTGGCTAGACAACTGTTTTGCAATGTCTACGCCCATGCGAATGATTTCCTTCTCTCGGCCATCGCGCATTTCGGCTGCGGTGCGAATAGCCTCAAGCTCCGTATCACTCTGTAACTTCTGCTTTTGGAACTCAGCCTGCGAAATAATCCGACCGGCTTCGATCTCTTGCTGGCGTTTACGCAACTCAATATCAGCCATGTCCTTCTGGGCCTTGCGTTGAATCTCTGCTTGTTTCATCGCAAGCTCTTGCTGCTGCATCTGAATGATCGGATCTTGGGCCTGCTGCTGCGCTTGTTGTTGCGCGACCTGAGCCTGGTTCTGCGACAGAAGCCGTTGTGCAGCTTGAGCCAACATCGGTGCCAGGCGAGCTTCGACTTCAGGATTCATACCAACCTCTTCACCCATCTCATCTTCTTTGGGCGGCAGGTTAAATCCAAGCTGTAGCTCGATCTGCTTGCGATACTCCATACCCAAGTGCTCGTTGATATGGTTCATCATTGCCGCTTGCATCTGTGTGGCCATCGGGTTGTTCTTCAGCAACTCTTGGATCATTGGATCTTGCATAGCAGACATGTGCACCGTGATATGCGCTCTGTGATCCTGGTACGCAAACGCTTTAACCGGCTTGTTACGGAGGATGTTTTGGTTCTCTGTTACAGGATCTGCTGGCTTCTGATCCTCGTCCATCGGCACTAGCTTCTGTGCATCTTTAATTCCAAGCACATCGAGCATTTGTCGGTGAAGTAGTGGCAGGTTATATAACTGTGGAGCCGCCTGCGCCAACTGCATGACCGCCTGATACTGAACGATCTTTTGCGCCATCGTCGAGGCATTTGGGTCTGAAACCGGGATAACATCAACATCGTCATAGTCTGTTTTCTTCGCCCGGCGGTGCCCATCTACTGGTTCATAGCTGTACTCATCAGGCGTATATGCCGCGATGATCTGCTTGAGTAACCCCAGCTCCTGCTTCATCGAGTAATGAACGCGAGCTTGGACCGCCGACATTGTTTTCAGTGTCCGCTCAAGAATGGCCAGCGTAGTTCCCACTGGTGCCTGGGCAGACATATCTGAAATCTGGAGATCTGCCGTGTTAGCAAACCTCCGACCTTCATCAATAATCGTTTGGAACAACTGGAAGAGAGTCTGACTTGGCTCTTTGTACGGCAGCGGCATCAGGTTGTCTTTGATAGACCCCGATGGAACGTCTACGTCTCTAAACTCTCCGGGTGCTATCGGTGTGTCATCGCCTTTAACGCGCAGACCCCGCGCTTTAAAGCCTCCCGGCAGATTCGCCAGTGTTCCTGCATCAACCAACTGACGAATGAGAGAAGTACCAGACTTGGCAAAAGCACCAACAAGGTGAATAAGGCCGAAATAGTAAAAACCAAAGCCGGGAACATATCCGTAATGAACAAAATGCTGTCGCTTCGCATACGTTTCATCGTCTGGCTCCCAGTTACGCCGAATGGCTAGGATCTGATTCGATCCCTTCTCAATAGTCACTACATACGGCAGCGCAATACCTGTTAACTCGTCGTCTTCATCCCTGTGCTCATGGCCAGGCAGGTCCAACTCCACGTGCATTTCAAGAATCTTGTACCGCGAGTCGGTCGAAGCACGGAATCCCAGCTTCTCAGCGATCTTTTTCTCTACTTCGTCCAACATATTGTTGGGAGGGCCGAGGTCTATGTCTGCATAGAAGCCGGAAACCTGTAGTCGGCGCAGTTCGTTCTCTGTTTTACGCATGACATGGGTCACACGCTCCGCAGACTCAAGATCTGATGCGCCATAAGGCACAACAATGTCTTCTGCTGGGACAAATAGAGAGACTTGTCGCTCAATACTGGGGTCAAAATAGACCTTTTTGAACGCATTACCAGAAAGACCCAAGCCCCAGAGCATCCGCTCATGTTCAGGCCGGTACTCTTTCATGACATCCATCAACTGGTAGTTCATGTCGTCCTGCACACGCTTGGCGGACTCTTTTTTCTCGGGCGTTTCTTTGCCGATGATCTGTGTTTTCACCGGCCCAGAGGCAGGAAACGTAGACATCATCGTTTCCGACTGGAACTTGACCAGGGCTTCGGACAAAAGCGGGTGGTACACACCGCAAGCGCCTTCCCATGGTTCAGCCCGGTCTTCTAATTTCATTCCAAGAAGCTCTAGGCCGTCTACATAGGTCTGTATCCAGTCTTTTCTGGAGGCTACGTCTTCGTCATAGTCACCAATCAACTCACCGGCAAGACTTGCAACGACTTCATCGTCC